ATGATTTATGATTATAATAAACAAATTTATAATAAAAAAGTCAACCATTTTCAATGGAAAATAGAAATTTTTAATTGCCCGGGAGGAGACTTGAACTCACTATAGCTTGTTTATTTAACTATAATACAGTATTTTACAACGCTTGTAAATATACTTGCAAGTAAAAAATGATTTTTTTTCAATTTTTTGCTGCAAGTAACTTGCATAGTTCGCACAAGCTAACATCTAATTACTTGTATTATATAGAGTGTAGTTCTCCTCTGAAAGTGGCTTAGAGGAGATTTTCAAGTTTTTTCCAGAATTTAAAAAATTAAATGCTTGTATTACAACAAAATCAGTTTTTTGACGTTTTCTCCTTAAACTCCTAAAAACTATACCATATCTTTTTTTATCAGGTTTCTTCTATTATATATATAGGTGTTATTAAACGCCGTCCTCTTGCGTTCCCGGTGTCGGTAATTGAGTTCCTACATTCGCACAGTATAGCCGTTTTTGGAACACATTCGCGCCATAATAGGCTAAAGAAATAGAACCTGTAAAACTGAAAATAATATCCTTGGTTTCCGTCGCTATATTTTTATTAAAAAGGGCAACACCTGCGAAAAACAGCCAGATTGCAAGGATAAATACTTTCCGGCTCGTCAGTTTCCGCTTTATTGTTTCTTTCATTTTAAACCGCCGTGTGTTATAAAGTACAGGCCCGCCATTGCTAAAAACGGTACAAGCCATCGAAGAAAAGATGCAACGACTGTTTTCCAGTTTTCGGCGTCCTTTTTTTCGAGTACTTCCAGCCGCCTGTTATGTGCGGCAATATTTTGATTTATGATTTCAATCTGATATTCAACTTTTTTATTTTCCAGTTCTTTGGTGTCTATGATATTTTTAAATTTTTCGTCGAATCTTTTTTCAAGTTCCGAAAATCTGACGTCTATGTATGTCTTTAAATCGTTAATTGCGGTTTCAAAATCTGTCATTTTGCTTTATCCCCTGCACTATTCTGTATATATAGTAAGGAAAAATAAAAATTGACGGAATTTTACTTATAATCTATAGTTAAGGTAATATAAAATGAGGAGAGAATAAAATGGATTCCATACAAAACCCGTTATTATTAAAAAATTGTATTCAATTCTTTCATCTTCGTACTATTTTATACTTCCAGTATCGGCCATATAACATTGTTAGGATCTGTTGCATAAGCATTCTGATGATTAACTTCGCGTAAGTCCTGCACATATTGCAAAACAGCTTTGTAATTGTCGGCGCTATCAGTGGTATCTACTCCGAGTTTAGACTGTGATTCATACCTTTCAATCCGCCAGAATACAGCATCTATTAAATTACCAACTTTTTCCTGTACATCTGTTTGTTTTTCGGCTAAAGTTTCCACATATTCTGTTAAAATAGGTTTCCCGTTGTCGTCTGGTTTTATTTCTTTTCCACCAGATTGTCCGTTTAATAAAGATTTCCACTCAACATCAGTAATTTTGGTATAACTTTTTAAAAGTTCTTTCTCATTATCGCAGAAAAACCCATAGCTTATATTATCTTTTGTACCGTATAACATAAAAACTCCTTGTTAGTACCCTATTGCTATAATATTACAGGGAGCCCCATCATATTGACATATTTTTATTTGACTCCCACTTATCTGATAAATTGGAGCTTCATCCCATGCCCCTCCATTATGAACTGTAGAACAAACTGCAACATATGTACTACTATTTGTAAAACTTATAGGAAACGTATGAACAGTGCCGCCTCTACTAGCTGACGCAGCTCTAATCCACTGTAGTATCAATCCGTTAGAAACAGAAATTTTTATTACACCCCATGAAGTATTGAAGCCTGTAGTAGCACTGGTAAGTACTATATTTTGGGTTGCTTCGGAAAAAGGATCCATGTACATCAATACTCCATTTAAGATACTAAGAGGCGTTACAGCACTGAATTCTTTTTTATCTGTCGCCAACATAGGAAAATAACATCGATTTTCTGTATTAACGACTTGATTTTCAACAGGATCAATACCTTTTGCCAAAGTTGCTGTATCCGCATTCCCTCTGAGTGTTGCTTTTATAACGTCGGGAAGTTTTAATACTTTATCTGACGTACCGTCAAAAGGTATTTCTGTACCAGCATTGCTTCCATCGGCATCTGTAATACTAATTGCTCTGGATGTTTTTAATCTTGTTGCAGTGCCAGCATTTCCAGTCAGGTTACCGTTGATTGTACCATCAACGGTTATGTTCTTTCTAAATATCGTGTTGCCTTCAATTTCCCGCGAATAGTAATTATAAGTTGAAGTGTCCAAACTGTTATAGATTTCGGAATTCTCTATTGTTCCTGATGTGGTATTCGAAGAGGAGTCAGTCTTATTTTGCCGGTAAGAAATACAGGTTCCGAATCCTGTCGTTGTACCATAACGCCAACCAGTATAATAAATACCATTATCGACTCCCATATTCGTAGAAAAAGAAAGACAATGGTACAATTTTCCGCTGTAGAGACATGTTCCCAATTTGAAATTAAAGTAATTTCCGGTTCCCTCATACTCAATCGTTCCACCATTATGGAAACTCCAGTTGTAGCCAAACCCAACATTGACGAACACATGTGAAAAGCAATGTCCCATAGCTCTATAAAAATAGAAATCGCCACAGATTTGTCCCGCGCCTAATGTTTCATCGACTGTTCCATTCTTTGCGTTTGCGGGACACAGCAGAATTACAGCGTCACGAAAATAACCGATTGTTCCGACATATTTTGATATATCATGGTTTCCCAGTCTATTTCCGTTACCGGAAAGAATCGAATCTGCAACTTTTACATAACCCTTTACCTGAACCGTTTTCGCCGGTGTTCCCGTTGTAGCATCTGTACTGTCTGTAGGATTAACGGTTAAAAAACTACTGCTATCAGCCGCGCCGTCGGCCTTTACCCTAAAAATACCCTTTATTATGCTGGCAACACTGGTTAAGATAAAATTGTTCAGCTTCATTGCCAGGTTTGCAACACCATCCAGCCACGAAAAATGGAAGAAAACAGCTTTATCATCGCCCGCCGTTTCCAAGGCTATGTCATTTCCTATTCTGAATTCCGGCTGCGAAGTGTCCAAACCCTTCCAGTAGTTGTTAGAACTTGTTCCGATTGCGTTTCCTGATATTTCCCCCAAAGTCGCGCCGTTTGCTGCAAGATTTGTGGCTGCTATCAAGTCGCCTGTAATTTCCTTGGCCCCTATTTTTTCTTTTGTGATGGTACCGTCGGCAAGTTTGCTTCCGTCGATAATTTTATCTACCAAATCTTTTGCACTGCTTGGCAACGCTGAAAGCGTAACAGTATTTGCTTCTCCGTCTCCTGCTGCCGTATAGGGTATTACATTATATTGATAACTTGTTGCTTCCGGGTTTCCATCATCCTGTCCGTTTAATGGAAGTGTCTGAGAAAAACTGCCGGAAGTTGTAATATATCCTTCACCGTCTTTGTATCCTGTAAGATTTTCGTACGGATCGGTAGATAAATCAGGTTTGCAAAAACTTGTATCTGCTGCAGCGGATAATTTTTTAATCTGTATCATGTAATTAACAGTACCATAGGTTGTCGCCTGCTGCATCATCTGCAGTGTAACATTCCGGCCTGTAACAGCGGAAGAAATGACAGGTTTTGTGGCTATCCATGTTCCGTAATCTGCCGTATCAACTGTTGTTTCCGCGCCGGAAGAACTTTCGACGTCGCTTACGCTTACCGTAGTAATTTTGAACTTGTAATCTGCCAGATCAGCTTTTTCCGGGTATCCGTCCGTATCCCGGTTAAAATAATAAAAATAGTATAATTCACCCGTCTGATCGATGTAGTTGTAGGTTTCTCCGCTGTCGCGGCTTATAAAAATTTTGTAAAAAGCAGGCTTTGTTTCTTCGCTTGGTGCCGCGGCTGCAGCATAAGTCAGGTTTATCCTGTCCGGGTTATTAGCTACTGCTGTAAGTGACGTTACAAGTTGGGGTTCAGCGGTAACTTTTACCGTTACCGACTTTTCGACGCTCTTTGCCGATTGATTTCCTGCCTTATCTACTGCAACGGCGGCGTATGTATAAGAAAAACCGGGTGTAGCAGACTTATCAATATAAGTAACATTTTCACCTGTGTGATCCAGTGTTGCTAAAATACTATATGATTCATTACCTTCTTTGCGGTACAGTTTGTATAGACTAACACCACTTTCGTCATCAGAAGAAGGATTTATAAAAACAGTTACATAGCCACGGGAATCAAGTGTTACGCTTTCGATAACCGGTACAGTCGGCGGGGCAAAATCACCGAATGACTGACTTCCGGCCGTATTTTTACTGTTAGATGTTGTTTTTGAGTCTGATACTTGCGCTGCCGTAAAATCGTTGATTGTCTCAATTTTGTATTCGATAGCTGCCGTTGCAAGTCGCGAAACTTTTTGTATAATGCGTCCGTAATACACCCCGATACCATAATCTGTAATTCTTACGAAACTGCCCAGCACATAATCGGCTGTAGATTTTAAAGTTATAGTGTTGTCCGCATAGTGATAGTAATCGGCAAGGGCTGCTACATAGGATTTTACGCTGTCTTCATTATTCAAATATTTTAACTCTACTGATTTTTTCTTGTGGCCTGTCGTCGATACATTTTTATTACTTCCTGTGTTTATAAATGCATTTCCATAAACATCCAGTTGTACAATGTCAGCGTCATAATCGTTATCATTGTGAGCAACTAGCATACATTTTGTTCCGAGATCATCCCCGTCTTCGTCAGTTCGTGTCACATTACAGGTTATTCCGGGTTCTGTTTTTATCTTTGGGGCTATGGAATCAACATAGACTACAGTACCGTAGGTACTGTCATAGGTTAAATAATTGTAGTGAGTTTGTGCGAAATAGGAATTCGCTGCTATCGTAATTTCGCATTTATGGGAATCTGTCTGTCCGCTTGTGTCGCTAAAAAGCAGTACATTTTCTTTGTATTCGATTTTATCCCATGAAGCTTCTATGTAGTCAGCTTCGCGTTCTCTGGCTTCTATTTTTATTGATTCCCTGATATTATCACCTGCAAACGACTGCGTAATATCGAGAGTGTCAGGAACATTTAATATATCGGAAGTATAAAAATAGCCGTCGGAATCAAAATCATACGTTTTTTTATATTCCTGTAACAACTCGTTTATTACATCTTTTATATTGTCATCTTCATCTATGGTACAAACTGATACGGTGTCCTCGACTCCGATATTTTTTATGTCGGAAAAACCAGCCAGACTTAATAAATCAGTAATTATGTACGTGACGGATTTATTAATATAAACTTTGCCTTTCTCAACTGTCTTATCCAGTAGAAAAGACGGGGAAACAAGTTCCATAGAAATCGGTTGATTGCTTTGTGTTTTTTGAAAGTCTATCGATTTACGGATATATCCACAAAAATAATTGCTTCCGTCGTCGTCTTTGACAAAGGCCTTTACATCATTTTGTAAATCTGCTTTTATTTTATTCGATAATGCTACACTAAACGGAATTTTAAGTTTGAAACTGTTATCGGCATGTTGCAAATTATTGTAAAAAACTTCCGTTTTGCTGGCACTAGTATCTATGATTATACTGCTTGTTGCTGTCGCATTATCGCCGAAAATAAATTCTATACTCTTCATACCTGTATAGTCAATATCTGTCAGGCCGCATCATATCCGAGAGCACCGGCACTTTTTAGCTCTTTTGCTATAAGCAAGGCAAGCTCGCGTAAATCCCCGCAGACTGCAGAATTTTGAAAGTATATGTTGCAGGTGACATCTTTTGCCGCTGTGTATGACGCTGAATTGCTGTTTGTTGTAGAACCCGAACCGGATGCCGTTGTATCAGTGTCCAAATCCGAATCGGAAACTGTGTCTATATGCCCACTATTTAGATCCGTCATCTGCTGTTTGCTCATGCTTAAATCGTCAGCAAGATTATCCCAGCTTATAGATACTTTAGGATATTTTATATGATGCCAGGAACCCCATGAAAAATCTATTTTTGGAAGTTTGATTTTTGACAGTATCAGATATATAGCGTTATAAGTTCCAATCCATATATTTTTCAGGATATTCATAACAGTAATTATACCGTTAATGACAGGTACAAATATTTTGTTGTAAATAAATAGTATCGTTTTTGCTCCGAATTCTGCTAATTTTGCAGTAATTGACATTGTGGGATTCATTTTCAGCAACGCTGTTGTTATATAAGAAATGCCCTTGAAAATAGGAGATAAAATAGCAAATAGAGGCCGGAGAATTGTAATCGCAGGCTGCAATAAGGAATAAATCTGCTCAAATGCCGGTTTTAATATGTATCCTAAAATATGGCCGATGTCCTTCAGCATTGCCGCAAAAGGTGCAAAAATAGAACTAAGCAGCGGTTTCAGCACGGAAACCGCATTTTCCGCAATCGTTGAAAAAAGATTCATCACTTTGCTGACGCTTTCTATTTGTGACGCAGCGGAAAAAAAAGAAGTAATAAGCTGTATGATTAATCCAATCCAGTTACTGGACATAACGGCCTTTATTGCTGTTCCCAGCTGGCCGAGAGTTCCCAAGATTCCGGAAAAATTGGATTTTAATCCCGCAAAAAGTTTTGAAAATCCGGATACTTCCGTTTCTCCGCTAGCGTTACCGGCCGCGTTTTCAGGATGCATGGCATTCTTTAAATTTCCGGGTAAATCCTTATTTAATATTTTGTTTATTTTATCGCTGTTTTTACTCAGTATGTCCTTGTATTGATCCCCTATATTTTCCCCGGCCGTAACGGCGGTATCTTTTATATTCTTTATGTTTTCTACAAAATTTGCCCCGGTTGTTTTCCATGCGTCAGCTATTTCCTTTCCGGTACTGCTCCATGATTTATAATCAGCTTTCTGCAGAAGCTGAAATTTTACCGTTTGTACCTTGTCCCCGGTAAATTTTTCAATCAAGAATTTTATAACTTTGTTTTGCAGCAAAGTATTCACTAAATCCTGCACCTTGTTTAATGCAAAATTTACGATTGATACAATTCCGTTATTTATAAGCACACAAAAATTATTGTATGCCGTCAGAATCGGATCAAAAATAGTGACGGAAACAGCTCCGAGAAAATTGTAAATTGTCTCAAATACGGTTTTGGTAACCTGCAGTAATATGCTTCCGATGCTGGTAAAAACAATCCTGAATGTACTGGAATTTGAAAAGGTTCTTACAAAAATTTCTTTTATAGTCGAAAAAGCAATTGAAAATATTTCGGGAAGATTCAGCGCAAAATTGATTATCTGTGTCTGGTGCTGGCCGATATAATCAGTTAAGTCCTGAATGGGTTTCAGCAAGCGTCCTTCCGTTATGAATTTTAGTGCTGCGGACACCCCGCCCAGCTGTTCTTTTAAATCGCCGAACACGTTGTTAAACTGTGTGTCACGGCCTGCAAAAGTATTTGTCATCGCTTCGCCGAAACCTTTGTATTGCTCTGCAATAATTTTTACTGCGTCACCGTTTTTCAATTCTTCGGTTGTCAATTCGGCAACTTCCGGGCTTATCTTCCGAAGTTGGCCTGCTGTACCGGAGAATGTTCCGGCAAGGCTATCCATTGCCTGTTGTAGTGTCATATCACCGGAACTTGCAAGATCGACTGCGGCCTGCATGGTATCGTTAATCTGCTGCTGAGTTAATTTCATATTTGCAAGTTTCGCCTGATACGGCATTAATTGCTCGTCGCCGAATACTGATTTACCCTGTAATCCGGCAGCCGCCTGCTTTAACTTGGAAAAAGCGTCAATCGACAGATTTGCATTATTTTTGACTGATTTGTATAATTTATTTTCAGCTGAATTCTGAGTTTGAAAAGCTTCCGTTGAACCATTGATAGCGGCATGCAACCCCTGAAAGATTTTAGCACCTACAAAACCCGCAACAGCAAGATTAAAAGTTTTTGCTGCCGAAGTAAGATTTTTTATACCTTTCAGAGCGTCTTTCTCAGCTTTTGGGTTGTATTTTCCCCCAATTTTATATGTAATTCCCGTATTTCCCGACATTTTTTACATTCCTCTTTTACCTATATAGTTATAGTCAGCGAGAAAGCGGAAAAAATGAGACAGCGGAGGATCGATTCTGACGCGTCTTTTTGCGAAAAATGAGTAATTATACCATCCTCTTTTTAAAAACGCGTCATATGCAACATGTAATTTATTGTATTATAAATAGTTACATTAAAGCATGCGGGTAAAGCAGTATTTCTGCAAATAATGTTTCTGTAATTTGTTGTATTGTAAAAATATAGGATGTCAAACAGGGGACTTTCCTCCCCCGCTTGACGTTAAACTGTGATTGACGATGTGGAATTTGTCATTTCGTCGGCGAGCTTTTCAAGATACAATCCACGGATAATCTCGAGTACTTCCATTGTTTTCTCCGGTTGCTCGTAGTATCCGCCTGAAAACGGGAAATGCAGAAAATTGCCGTACCGTACATCACGAATAGCGGTAAAGCAGTCAAATAACTTTTTCCACTTTGCCCAGCTGTCGGCGGTTTCGTCCATTGCAGCCGGATCACCACCGTCAAAATAAATTCTTCCGCAATCCCTTAGTTCTTGGTGTTCTTTCTGTCTGACGCATCCGGATTGGGAAAAGGGAGGCTAGAGGCCCATTTGTTGATAATATCTGACTGGATAGTAGAGGAGCCTGATACAAAGTCTGCTACCTGCTGCGCGCTTGCGGGCTCTCCATTATTGGTGAATGACGATTCTACTATGCAGCTGGGCATAAGCTTACACAAAACAGCAAAATTGTGTTTGTCGTCTGTTTCACTAAATTCTGCAAATTGTTTTGTGGTTGGCTCCCTCAAAACTATATAATCTTCCGAATTTTCCCGGATCGGAATTTTTACTTTGAAAATATAGTTTTCCTTTGCTTCATTTAATTCCATGTTTTATTTCTCCTATTTACAATTAGTACGTTGTTTCTCTGCCATTCAAAAGTTCCACAAGTACGGCGTCGTTATCACTGGCCACCGCCTGTATTGATATACTCTGTTTCAATGTATCCTTTCCACTCATTGCGGGCGGATCGCAGGTGGTAACCTGTCCCGTGGGAATTGTCAGAGTCAGGGTGTTCCCGTCGTCATCTTCAAAATTCAATTTGAACGAAAAAGTATTATCCGTCTTCCACCAATTTCCGCGAAGAGCTTCCGTTTCCGTGCTATACACTATTTCGATGTCGCTTGTAATTTCTCTCGTGGCCTGTTGCGGCTGCGAAAAATATTCCCCGGTGCTGGTTGTTTGATCGCTCGTTAAATTATTTTTAAGCTCAAATTTGAGCGAAGTACAGTCTGCTATTTCTGAGTCACTGAGATAAGCTTTTCCGCCACGGAATTTAAAAGCTTTTGTAACTTCCGGGGAAAGGCCTGTAGCTAGTGTTCCTGTTTCTTCGCTTTTTCCGGCAAAAGTGACATCCAGTTTTAGGTAGTCTTCAGCTGCTGCCGAAAGTGCCAGAGTATCAATAACCAGTCCGGGATAAGCATAGATACCACCCTTTTTATCAACTACTACGGTAAAGGATGGCAAAAAGTCTGATTCTGCATTACCAACCGGCAAAAAAGAATGTAAATATTTTCCTGATTCTGCATCTGCTGCAACAGATTCTCTACCCAGAGCACCCGCAAGAAATAAGCCTACCCCTTCGGGCTTTGCCAGCGTCGATAAAGTCCCGCTTGTTTTTATGGACATGGTTTCCTTACCTGATGCAATTATTTTGCCTGTCAATAATCCATTATCCTTTTTGCTTCTGACTTCCTTGAAATCTGCAGACGAAAAATTAATTTTATTTGTTGGTACTATTATGGTTCCCCATACTGATTCCCTACCTATTTGCAGGGTTGCACTATTTCCTGTTATCATTTTTAATTGTCCTTTTTTTTAATATTTTTTGTTCTTTATTGTATAGTCATTTCTTTATGTGGTTTCTGTTTTTACCTCTATCTCTGTCGCTGATATTTTGATCCCCGTATCACCTTCTATATCATAAAAAAAAGAAACAGTTTTTATACTGGCACTATCAGCAATACCACCAAAAGTTGAATTTTCATGGATGAAATCAAAAAAAATGCTTGTATAATCTAACATTCTACTTTTCAATTTTTCGGATGTGTCATTACGGCACATAAAATAAATAGTGATAGTTCCCGTCTGTTCCTCACTGCAATTGGATAAACCGCTAAATTCATATTTGCTGAAATCAAAGAATACCTGATTGCTTTGCTTGTATTTATCCGAGTCAATGCTGTCGTCAATCCAATTGTCAATTACCGGTAATGTGCCGGATTTATAATTTGTTTTTATGTAGTCCTTTATAGCAGTTTCAAACTTTTTAAAATCCATTTTTTACGCTCCCTGTTTCTCCCAGTATTTGTCTAGCGCTTTTTGCAAAGCCGCCTGCATGATTTCTTTTGCTTTTCCGCTGTTGTAGATTTCATTGACAGCTGGCTGCAGGAATGGACGGGCCGGAATTGTTACACCTCTACTTTTCCGCCATTCACCATTTATCCTGTAAGTCAAATATTTCCCATTTTTGGGGTTTATCGCCGCGCCCTTCTCTTGTACGGCTGCGTGCATAGTCCGCGCCATGACGTAAGAAACGAAACTTTCCCGTTTTGCATTTTTACTCTTGAACGATTTTAAAATTGGAATATTTCTGCTGTCGTCCGGGTGGGTGTTCCGATGTTCAAACTGACTTTTAACGTTTGCTTTTGCTTGCCTAATTACGGCCCGATTTGCAGCACTCATCATTTTTTTGGCAATACCGGGCATTCGCAGCTGAGTTCCTTTTAGCTTTTCTTCTACTTCTGCAGAATCAACAGTTAATTTCTGAAACTCAAACATTTATAGCCCTATTACTTTGTATCCCGCGACGGGTAACAGATACGGTGTATAGTCAATGGTTTTTACATACGTACGGTTGCCGGAATCGCCGAAAGACTTAGACGTGATCCCGATATTTCCGCCTGATTCTGATTGCAAAAGTGCTGCAATTCGTAGCACTGCCATTTTTATTTCTGCCGGAATAGTCTCCCAACCTGCTGTATAGCTTATGATTATGTTTCCGTGCCCTGCCGGAAAAATTCCGCCGTCAAAGAAAATGCATTCCCCGTTCGCCCCACAAGTCGAAATTTTTGTAGGATCGATTGCAACGCCGTCGATTGTTAGAGAAGTAATATTGCTTACGTTCTTTCGGTAAAGCGAAATTTCATTTTTTCCGTTTCCACTGATTGTATCGGTGTATGTAGCCTGTACGGGTGAGTAGCCTAAATAATTAATTACAATTGCTTCCGCGGAATCTATGAGTTGCGTTGATAAATCATCATTATCATGTATGCCGGTGTATGCTTGAAATTCTTCTAAAGTGATTATTTCCATGTTTGCTACTCCGATACTTTGCTGGTTTCTTTTACGATTTCTATATCTTTAGCCAATAACTTCGCAACATTGGAGGGGATGGCGTAAGTTTTCCCCTTTTTAAATGTTCCAAGCTTTCCACAATACGAGCGGAGGAATTTACATTGTTTTGTACTTATTGAATTCGCCATTCTTTTTTAACTCCTACTTTTATAATTTTTTTCATTTATACACGTGTATAGTCATGATTTTTGTTAAGCATAAAAAAGGGCGATTGCTGAAAAATGCAACCGCCTTCTTACTTTTTAAATACTGTTTTTTACATTACCGATTTTACTGCATTACCAGACTGTAAGCATTTGCAGGAAGAATTAAACTGCCGTTTGAAAAAGCTGTAGCCTGAAAATAAGTAAGAGTTGATCCGAGCTTTTTTATAGGCTCAATTATAACTTCCCCACCTATGGCCATTCCGTAATTTCGGAGTTCTAGCGCTGTCATCAAAGTACTGCCGGTAGCCGTAGCTGAGGGAGCGCCGGAAGTAAGCATAATTTGTACGCCTTCCACGGTTTTGTCACGAATCAGTGATTCTTTGTACAATTTTGTAGTTTCGTCCGTCGAACTATCAGCCATAAGTAACTGATAAACGGCCGAATTCATCACAATTACGCCGTTGTCCGTTCTGTCGGAAATTTTGAGTGCAAAACCGGCTAAATCAGAAATAGCCAGCTTTCCAGCCGTTGCCGTTTCCACCTGATTCGCTGTCGGAATATTTGTAAAAATACCGCTAAAAGCTCCGTTTGTTCCATCGCCTGTAAGGATACTGTTGTGGAACCCTTGAGCAAACGAATCTGCAAAAATGCCCGGTAATTCCTTTTCAATATCAACACTGCCCATTGTAATGGCTTCAGCACTGACAGGAAGAATCGATACCCAAGCATATGGAGTCAGTGACTTATTTCCAAGTGCGGCCAGCGTATCCGCGTCAATTCCTTCTTTTCCTTCAGCTTCTGCCGCTGGCGTTGCAGGATAGGCGGACAAAATAGGGATATTTGTCGAAGCGTTTGCACCGGTGAATTTCTGGACTCCATTCAAAAGTGGCGTTTTGCTCAAAAGAGGTTTATACAACTCCTTCACCTGATTTATGTTTCCCGTGCCGGACAACGTTATAGCGCGCTTATTCAGCATAGCTTCTTTTACGTCAGCCAGTGAAACGGTTTTGTCAATTGTTCTAGTTTGCACCTGTTTCTGTGCTATTTCTTTTTCTACCTGTTCAAGATTACTTCGCAGTTCCGCCAGTTTCGTAAGTCCGTCGGCTGCTTTCACTTTCCCCGACTTGACATCATCGCCAAGGCTCCGTATCTGCATTTCTATCTCTGTCTTTTTCTGTTCTTTTTCGTCCATTTTTTAATTTCCTCTTTTTTAAATAATTTTTTGAAAAATAATTAAGCAAGTGCCAATACTTCTGCAACCTCAAATTCAAACTGCAATGCCCTTTCTTTTTCCTTTTCCGCTTTATCGTCTTGAGTGGTACTATTTGTATCAGTGGTTGTACCCTGCTGATTGTTTCCCTGCTCCTGATTCTTGTCGTCGGCTGTTGCATTGTCTTTGTTCTTGTCGTCGTTGCTGTTGTCGCCAAGTTTTGACTGAACCGCCTGCAATAATTCCTGAAGCTGTGATACTTCGTCGTCTGTAAGTGGTTCGTCTTTGTTCAATATGTTTTCCAAGTCCGTTATGTCCATTTCTTTATTTTCTCCTATTTTTATAGATCGTGCCTGTGACTTTGTTTCCGAATATGCAGGGAATACAACACAAAAACTGACTTCTATCAATTTCGCTTCCCTAATTATAGTCACACCGTTTGACTGTTCTGTTTTTACGGGAACGAATCCGAACGACATTGTGTCACAAGTACCACTCTTGATTAGTTCGTAAGCGTCTGAAGCATATGATGTATCAGGTAGAGTGCAAGCTATATGTAGCCCGTCTGTTTGGCTATCTAACTGTAATGTTCCGTTAGCCGTATTTCCCAGCACTTTTTCCGGATTATGAGCATATAAGGCTACAACTTTATTTTTGTCAGACAAAGTTTTGTTAAACGCGGTAGAGGCTATTTCTTCGATATACCCCATCCCTAAGTCTTCGGATTTACTGTTATATGGTATTAATCCGGTAATTGTTCTTTTGCCGTCTTCCTCTCGTATTTGCAAGCCAGCTGATCTTATGTAATAAGTGTGCATATCTCTATTTTTGACTTTTAGTTTATTTCCCATTTTTTAGTTTCCTTTATCTATATAGTAAGAAAATTTTTTTCTAGGCAAATCTAAAGTGAAGATGCCCTGTAGTTTTTTGTTTGCCATTACAACAAGAAGAAATACTTCTGGAGTCTAAGTTTAGTTTTCTTCCTGCATCATTGACTGAAAGATATGTAATTCCGGTTTCTAAACATTTCACTTTTTTTGATACTTTTGCTACTCTTTTTGCTACAGTTTCAGGATTTCTCATTGGAGCTTTTTCAGGGTGTTCTTGACAATATTTTTTTCGTGCAATCGACAATTTTTGTTTATGCTTTTCAGAAAACTTTTTTCCTGTATGAGCAATAGAAAGCTTATTCTTTGTTTTCTCAGAACGTGTTCTCCCCTTCCAGTAAAGAGCATTATTTTCAGACAATTTCTTTCTTATTTCTGGATTTTTCATAGCTTTTTTTGTTGTAATACTTGTTTCTTTCTTTGCTTCCGGATTTTCTAAATAATATTTTTTACGTGCAATCGACATTTTTTTTCGAGTTGTTTCAGAAATAAACTTATTTTTATTTCCACCACTTTCAAGGTTATATCCCTTATAAGGATTTGTGCTATCGAGTAATTTTATAAAAAACTTTTCTCTCTGATCCAATTTTTTTCTTTCATTCAGTGATATTTCTTCGAGCACTTCAAAAGAAAAATTATTTAACCCATATTTCAAAAAAGCATTTTTGACATGTTTATTTATACTTCCGCTTCTTTCTTGTTTCCATCTTTCAAAAATATGTATTGACTGCCCAATATACACTTTTCCATTAATCAGATTTTCGATTTTGTAGATTCCTGCTATGTCTTCCATAGCAAGTTAGTAGAAAAACTAAAAAAGCAAAATTATTTAACGTTTATCACTCCCCGCATCGGGACTGCTGTTATTTTTCTCGTTCTCCTCAATTTTAATTTTGCTAGTTGCCATATACGCATTTACAGTTTCCATGTTTAGAGGGCTCAAATTCGCCGGAATGAAGAAAGTTTTCCCTGCACCGTCGGGTAATGGAGATAGATTTTCTTTACTTCTTACCTCATCGGGGTTAAGAATTCCGTTTGAAATTTGTTTGCTATAGGAGTCAATCCGATTTGTTAAGGACGTTTTGAGTAAGCTGTTATAGCTATATTCTATGTAAAATTGATCCTGTTCCTGCCAGCTGAAAAGATTTTCGAGCGATTCTTGAAAAATCGTGGCTATAGGCTTTACAGCTCGTTCCACAAATTGAGTATAAACGGCTTCGAGATCGATTGTTGCAGCCGGTGCAATCATAGCTTCTGGAATTCCAAATATTTTTAATATTTCCGATTGCTGAAACTTACGATTTTCGGCTAGCTGTTGTGTTCTGCCCTCAGGTAATCCCGAAGCCAACACCGAAAAATCAATATTATTTGTTTTTACAATTGGCTTTCCAGCGTTCTGAATTCCGCCATAGTCATTAATATACTTTTGTCTGATTTGTTTAATCTGCTCATCCGATGCCCCCGGAAAAGCTTTGCTAATATCAATAACGGTTCTTTGTCCAAGGTTATTACCGTACAATCCGCTGGTGTAGTCGTCTATGGATTGAGCTAAGCCAAAAGTCTTGTAAGCCTCATGTCTTATGCTATATCCCCGTAGTCCATCTTTTGTATAGCCCCATCTACCGGGAACGTGAATAATGTTGTCGCTAGTGTAAGTACTCCCGTTATACTCATAAATTTTTCTGCCGGTTTCATCCCTTGCAACGGTAACGCGCCAAGGCTCTAAGCGAAAAAGCGAAATTGGATCACCGCCCGAAGTTTTAGCCACAAAAATAAAGGCGTTCCCGTCGTCAAAAATATCGTATGCGAGTGAATACCAAAAAATAAATCTTACGTCATCTAAATTGGGCTTTCTTAAAACTTTGGCAATCGGGCTATCAGTTACTTTTTGTCTTGTCACCCTGTTAAAAATTCCAACTGATAACCCCGCAAACGAAGAAGCTATCATATCAATTGCAGCAAAACTTGTGCTGTCTATATCATCTTTTAGCGCAAAAACTGCACCGCTTCCGCTCCTGTCGATATAAGCCGGGATAACATACTTGTCACTATTTGTTGATATATTTCTTTTTTTAAATTTTAATCCGAACATTAACTATATCCTTTTTACTGTATAGTCAGTATTCGGGAAAATTTAGAAACTGTTCAAAATTTCGTCAAAACTTCTTGCTGGTTGTGCCTTACCGGCTAATACTTTGTATCGGGACAATGACATTATTGATGTTATCACAGAGTCAATACGCTGGTTACTTTGTGCATTAACTTTTAGCGGCTTATAATCCCCTGCGGCTGTCGGTTTTACTACAACGTTTCCCAAGTGCCAGACAGTAACAGGATTATTTTCTATAATATTTCCGTCCAAAAATTCTTTTTCATAGGATTTAGTAATCGGTGACATATTTTTTAAAGACTGATCGAGTGGTACAAGAGGTAATTCCCCGAATTCTTCGTCTATTTTTTTTATGATTTCATTGCTGTGCCATCTGTCGTAGGATAATTCGTGGATTCTATATTTTTGATACGCCTTTTTTATGTCTTCATACACCCAGTCATAATCCACCGTAGCACCCGGAATAACAGTTATTAGTCCTGTGTCAATCCATTGTTTAAAATTAATATTTTCGTGTGCGTACCTATCTGCCAGCGTGTCCGCAGGAATGTACATTTTGTGCAAAAAAGTATATTTGCCAGTTGATAATTTGAAACACAAAGAAAAAACAGTAAAATCATTAACACTAGATAAATCTAGCGCTCCTGTACAGATTTTGCCTGTAAGCATTTCTGGATTAATTACAACATCCTTGTTTTGCTCAATTCTTTGCAGAGGTATCCAAGATTTAGCCCCCTGTTGCCAGATCCCGCAGGTTTTAGCTACAAAATCGGCTTGATGGCTGGGTGTTGCAATGGCGTCAGCTAAATCGCCCTCTAAAATGTCTTGCCGTAGTATGGGCCCTAATGACGGGTTAGCCTTTATAAATAAACTTTTATCTTTCCAGCTGTCTTCCTCATCATAGGAGTAAATGATGGAAAAATAGCTATCGTCATTAATTACGCCGTTCAATACTTTTTTTGCCTTTAAATTTTCCTCATGACAAGGCGAATTTATATCAATTCCCGCGGAAGTAATAATTACAACAGTATTGTTTTTTCGTGCCCGCCCGCCGTATCGAAAAGCAGTAATAATTTTTGCACCTGAAATGTCATACGCGTGGTACTCATCCGCCACTGTCATAGAATTTTTGTAAGCGTCAATTCCGTGCGCGTCGCTGGGAAAAAAAGTTATTCTGCTGGTTTTGTAAGTGATAGCCGATACTGTTTTATTTGCTATTGCCTTGAGCTGTTCATCCTCGTCGATTATATGGCACAGCTCGTCGTAAGCCGCGCTCGCCTGCTTTTCTGACTTTGATATAAAGTAAGATTCCGCGCTGTCACTTGTCAGCCAGTCATAGAGGATAAACGGGAATAAAATTGAAGTAGTCTTGCTATTTTTTCGGGCGACTTCGATGTATGCCTGCCGGAATCGTCGCCTGTCTGGCTCTGCTTTATATACCCAGCCCCATATGTTGTAGTAAATAAACTTCATCCACGGTAAAAGGCGTAAATGTTTATCATTACCCGGAATGTCGGGAATAACTAATGATTCTGCAAAATCAATTACAGCGTCCGCCGCCTCCGTGTCTAATCTGTACAGGAAACCATCATCGTTTTGTGACTTGATATCTTTTACAAATCTTTCAATTGCTTTCTTGGTAAAAAAGCCGGACAAAATCTTTCCCGTTTTTATATCATTACAGTATCCCAGTACCTCTTCATAGTGTTCCGACATTCTTATGCCCTCTTTGCTGCTATCAATTTTTCGGTGATTGACATACTTTCATTTTTCGCCTTTTGAACATTTAAAGCGTCTAACTGTATCCGCATCCGCGCCGTAGGATTTATATAGTATCGTGACGCAATCAAACTAAAATGATTCGACAGGCGAATAAAAAGTTTTTGCAGTCGCTCATACATGTCAAAATTACTAATGATGGATGTTTTTTTGAGCTGGCGTGATACCTGTCGTAGCGACTGCAAAGTGATATAAAGATTTTCAATTTCCGGTAGATCAACGGTAGCAAGTAAATGCAGTTGTTCCAACATTTGTATATGCTGGGTAAAGCATCGTTGTACATATTTATCTTTGATCTCTGCCGGTACTGCTATTTTGTCTTCCGTTGGCATGTCAATTAGCAGGGGTAAAAGGGTATCTGAATTTTTTGCATGTCGATCTGCTCTGTATGTGTTTTCAAGTTTTAACTCTGCTGTACTTTTTCTTGCACGTCCCATACAGGTATAGTCAAAATTTTTATTTTTTTGACATATATTCAGACTGACTTTTGTGTGTGGGGATACAAGCCCGAAACTCTGAATTCCCAGCAGGGGGTACCGGCCCCTCTGTTTTTATCGTCTGCGCCGTGCTGCTATTTCCTGCGCGGTGATTCTGCGGTGACAATCCGCACAAATAATCTCGATATTATTTCTGTTGTAAAAAAGCGAAGCATCACCCCGCGGAGGAATCCTGTGGTGGGCCTGCAAGTTGTCTTTGTTGCCGCACCTGCTACAAAATGGGTGATCGGCTATTGCTTCCGCGCGAAGGTGTCGCCATTGTGCTGTATGGTACATGGTGCTGTTTGCCCTCTTTGCTTTCTCGAAGGAATCTTTCCTTTTTTCGTTTCGACTGCGTTTCCACGCTTCTTCTCTGGCTTCTCCGGCTTCTCTATGCTTTTCACAATATTTTGAATCCGGCAATCGAAAATTTGAACAGCACGGCCAGCAACATAAACGTCGTATCATATTTACCTCTTATTTGCGTGTGTGCAAAAGGGAGCGAAACAGCATTCCGTCAGGAAAACAACAAGGGATATTTGCCAATATGTCAAAGGTTGTAGTGTCGTGAGCAGTGCAATCAAACCGTAAGCAAGCCAGACGAAAAACGCCGGAAGGAATATGAGAATTGCAACTGTCAAAATGATAGCTATAATCAAAACAAACGGGTTGTTGGTATCTATTTTTGTCATTTTTTTATCTCCTTTTTTATTAGTCCTGAAAGTCCAAATTGTCCGTGCCCTCTTCCATTGCTTCCAGTGATACTTCGTGCTTTTCTCTTGTTTTCCTTTTTTCTGAGTATAACGTTGATACTATCGCAAAATGTGCATAGGCGGACAAACGCTTCACGCGGAATTCTGGCTTGAGTAGATATTTACTGATAACATACATAGTCGCATCTTCTATGTCGTCCTCGATATTGCTTTCCGTTACTCCGTTCTTCTTCAACGTTTTTCTGATCATATTTTGACAACACTCGCGGGTAATTTTGTACATTTCCCCCAGATATCTGTCCGCTTCCCGTTTGTTTCCGGCCGCCCGTGCCGTTAAATATGTATCTTGAGCAACAGCGAATAAATCGTTATGTCGCGGGCCCGTGTATTTATCGTTATTTTTAGCAGACATATGTCACCACCGGCGGATGCTTCAAATTTTCCTGCTCAATCCACTCAAGGCGCCGTTGCATTTCAACCTTGGCTTCCGCCCTTCTTTTTTCCAACTCTTCGTGGTACTCGCGATTCCTTTCTATTCGTGCCGCTTCCTTTCGCTCGCGTGCAGCAGATACCGCCTGTCTTTTCTTCGCTTTTGTTGCGTCGGATTGCATAGTAAGATGATCCCCGCCGGGAGTACTGTTATAGCCGTATTCGGAATTATTGCTATTAAATTTTTTTATCCATTTTTTTTCTTTGTCTGCCAATTCATCCGGGTTGCAAAACTCCAAAATGGTAAAAATAAAATTTGAAATGCCGTATTTGCGCATGTCACTGTATAAACTGCCGGAATAACCTATCCGCGCCCGTCTGTTGTGTCGGCAATACCGCTCAGCTAGATTTCGGCTTGCTCCGATATAGCGTTTATATGTAGTCATCGACATAATCAAATACACGCCGCTTTTATCCGTTAATGACACTTTTTTGCAATCAGTATTTGCCGTCCAGATTTTTTTCATCTGCTCGTACATTTTTTAAATCCCCGGGAACAGATAATTAAATTTTTTACCTCCGTTCTGTTCCGCCTATAAGTAATTAGTGTGCAAGTAAAAAAAAGGTTGGCCGAAAAACGGCTTTTTTAGAGGGATTTTTGAAAAAAATGAAAATATTTTTAAAATAAAAAAAGGCGGGTTTTGTGCCCGCCTTTGCTTTTACAGCTGATATTCCTTCCGCTGCTTAAATTCAGATTTCTTTCCTGCATTCCAGTTTTTTACAGCCCTATAATATCCGCTTACGCGAGAATATGCTGTCGCTGTTCCTTCACACAGTTTTGGATCATCACGTTTTTGTTCCGTTTCTGTTATCTTTTCGTCAATTCGTTTTATTTCTTCATTCATTTTCCTACCTTCTTACTAGCAATACCGTCACTGCCGTCAGCGCTACTGTCGTGGGTATCCCGATTCTGATTATTGTTTTGTAGCGTTTGCACTGCCGCTCTAATATTCCGCACCGCCTGTCTAATTTGCTGTACGCTGCCGTCTGTGCTGCTGATAGTTGCAATAGACTTTGATAACTGCGCGACTGCGTTGTTATTGTTGCTCTCAAGCCGGTTATAATCGTCTGATTGTTTTGCAATTTGATCTTGCAGACTGCTAATGATTGCATTAGATTTTGCTGCGTCATCTCGATATTGCTGCACGAGTTGTCTATCACTGTTAGATTGTTTAGTATAATGTCTGACACAGACAAAGCACGAACAGGAAAAGCCCAGAGCGAAACAAATACAACAAGCGATAATAGTTTTCCTAATTTTTTTAAGTTTCGTTTTGACTGTCTGCAAAAGTGCTTGTATGCATACCATAATTTCATGTTTAATATCCAGTTTTGTATTTTCAATGGCCATTTTATCTTTCCTCTTTTTTTCTTAGTTTCAAGCGGAGGTGGAAACGGTATTATGTAATTGTTCATTTTTTTCCCTCCCACATGATATAGTCAGGGCCGGGTTGATATTGTTGCTTGCTGCCGTCCGTCGGATAGTTGCTTAATCGATACCTTGATTTTATGAGCTGTAATAACAATTTTGTCTTTTTTAGGAACCCCGCGAAAAACCGGAAGCTCGGGGGGCGGAATTATTCTGTACGGCATGGTTACATTTCCTCGCGGCGTTGCTGTGCTTTTGCTGATTCATTGGCCGCCATTTTTTCAAAACCGAAATAATAGCCGCAACTTTGCAAATATACTTTGATCCGTTCGTCCTTTTCTCGTGTGTTGTAATTTGATCCGTTTTCTTCCATTATTTATATTCCTCTATAAATTAGTGGGACAAAAGGCGGAAATCTGTCGGTTTCCCATGTGTGACACAATGGCTATAGCTCAGGCCATTAAATATAATTTGATCTCCCTTCTTAACTACCCAGTGCCCGTATCCATTGAAAGAATATTTTGCTATATAAATTTCTGTCGGATTGGTTGGCGGTGTAGTACTTTTTGAAACAGTGCAATCAATGCCATAAAATTTATATAGTTTCCGGGCAGACAAAACTTTAAAATTTTTATCAATTATGCCACGAGTTACCAGCTGCAAATAATCATGAACCGCCGAAAGCGGCGGAATATTGCGAGCGAACAGATAGGACATGGCGAGACATCCGTATTCCCCCGCGGCCTTGCAATAATCCTGCCAATGTTGTTGAATTCTTTCCATTTTTTAAAATCCTCCTGTCTGCTTGTATAGTCGTAGGAAGAAAATTATGAAAAGTTTCTCTTTGTTTCCTGCTCGATGCGCTCATAACCTGCATCAAAATATTTTCTGTCTTGCTCAATACAAATACATTTCCGCCCGGTACGTATGCAGGCAATTGCTGTACTGAAAACACCAGCAGTAAAATCTAAAACTGTTTCCCCCGGCTGTGTGTATGTTTTTACGAGATATTCCAACAATTCAACAGGTTTCTGTGTCGGGTGCAGCGAATTTCTTTTGTCCATTTTAAAAAATTGGATACTTGTCGGATATCTTATTCCTATGTTGTGAGTCTGTATTTTTTGCACATTTCCTGTCGTATCCCCGCTAGTTCCTTTCCCAGATACATATGGTTTTCCGGCTGTCATTTGCGGATAATATACTTTGCTGCTAAAAACCGAAACTATTTCATAGTTTTTCAACGGTTGTTTTTTACAATTCAGAAAATTTGATCCCTGCGGTTTTTGCCATATCCAGTCATATTTATAATTTTTTATATTGCTCATTCTCAAAGAACTTGAAAAAGGTTCCTGTCCGAACAAACAAACTGCGCCGTCGGCCTTTATAAGCTGATTTATGTTTGCCCACATCGGTTGAAAAGGGATTATTGCATCCCAGCGGCAAGCTGTCGTTCCATATGGTGGATCGGTTATAATTGCATCTACTCTAATTCCTTCCTGAACAAGTAAAGGCATAATAGATAAACAGTCACCATGTATGAGTCTGACATTTTTAAATTTCTGTTCTTCCATACAGGTATAGTGGGAAGAATAAAAAGGACAAAAAAAAGGGAAACAAAGATTTCTCAATCGATGTTTCCCCTTTTCAAAAACCGGATAGAGAACAGTTTTTTATATAATTCCTTATTCGTAATTAAAGGAACTTTTACCTTTATAATGGGTTGTATCCAAAGGGGCCACGGCCCCTTTAACCCTGTATATCCCTTCATTGTCATTCAGGGATAAAAAAAGTACCAAATTTTTATAATCCTTGATTTTTTAAATTATGATAACTGCTTGTCGGTTGGTGAAGTTCGAAGCAATAAACGCTCTATCCCAATATAAGTATTAATATATAAGATATATAATCATAGTTAATTTTATTTTGTATTGATATAATTATATATGGATAGAGTATCCCCGAATGACGGAACAGCACTAGCCTTCGTCTGATATCATGGAACTTTCGTTTCATAATCCCGGTACATAAGCGGGTACGTTGTCTGACATTAACGTAATGTGGTTCCCGCCGGCTCGCTGCGATTTTTACTCGTTACTTGCAATTCTTTTTCGGGTGTCAAACCCTTAATTACAAGTTTTTACAGCGTGCGCCCTGCGTCTCGGTTGTAAGCAGGAACAGTACTATTGTAAGAAAAGCAATACCCTGTCGGTATGGAGCCGTCCTTGCAATCCCTTTTTTGCATTAAAGAGTAAGCCTCTATCTATGGTTTGCGCTTTTGTCCAGGTTACGAAGCCTTTCATCCTCAGCAAACTGCAACTGTTTTCGGGGACAGTTCCCCTATACATATAGTCAATTAGTGTGTTTTATTTTTTTTGACTTACAGGGTAGTTTTCAAGATAAATATGACTTATTTTATTGTATTATATATAATTATATGCTTTCAAAAGGAATAACACAAAAATAAAAAAAAGAATTTTTTTTATAAAAATATACAAACATTTGTATAGTAGTTGGTATAAAAACCTATTTTGTCTATTTTTTTGCACGAAACAGACTTTTGGTTAATATATAAGTATAGAAACAAAAATTTAAAAAGAAGGTACTAAAATGTCAGAAACATTTGAAATTAAAAAATTGTATAACGCCCGGGAAATTGCCAATTTTTTTGGGGTAACCCCGACAACTTTGTACAAATGGGTAAAATATAACGGTTTAAAATGTTATAACTTCGGGCGCGTCTTACGTTTTGCGCTGAAAGACATTGAAGCTTTTTTACAAGCTCACGAATACGTTTTAACGGAATCGGCCTGAAAATATTCGTCAAAAACTTTAATTATCGGCTGTGCTATCGTTGTCTGAGGAGCCTTGTCTAAGTGTGAATATGTTAATGAAACATCCCGGCCTTTGCTATGCCCCATTACGTACTCGGTAATTTGTAACGGGATATTGTGCAAATCCAAAATTGTTTTATACTCATGGCGGAAACCGTAAAAGGTAATATTTTCTTTCTGCATCTTCTGGGGCGAATATCCCAATTTTTTTCCTGTCAGTTGTACAGCTTTAACGAATTCACTGTCTTTTATCTTTGAGTCACCATCAGGACGGAAAATATAATCATTATCAGTTAATTCCCTTGATTTAATCCATTCTTGCAACTTTTTAATATAAAAACTGTGCAATGGTACAAATCTTGAGGCGTTTCTTGTCTTAGTTCCGTGTAGATCATAAAAATAAATATTATTAACATGTATAATATTTTTGACACGTAAGTACCCTATTTCTGAATTTCGGAACCCGCATTGAAACGCTGTCAAAGCAAGCATGTAATAATACATATTTTCAGGTTCCCAGTCCCTTGTAAAAAAGCCAACCATTTTGGCTGGTGAAAAACAGGATCGTTCCTTAACCTGTGTATTATTAATAACGGATAAACGCGCCGAAAACGGGTTAGCCGGAATAACTTTTTCTATATACAACCGTTCAAAAACTCGTCTCAGGGCACTGGTTGCCGTATTACAAGTCTTAGAAGATAGCCCCAAGTCATTCATTATGAATTCGCGGGAAGCCTCGATGTCGGCAAGTGTCACCTGTGTAAAATTCATAACTCCACGTTGTTGAAAAAAAGGGATGTAATAATGAACCATGTAACCGGCACATTTTACGCGCTGATCATTGGTTAATTTATGCTTTCGTATCTTGTCCGCTGCTAAATAAGGACTGTTTTCTGAATAATAGGCCCTCAGTATTCGTCCCAAGTTGGTATCATTTCTTTGGTAGTATTCCGCAAGGATTTTTTCTCTATTGGCAACCGCGTACTGTTTTGCCTGTTCAACATCTTGTGTATGGCAAGAAAAATAACATCCTATGTTTTTGTTGCTATCATCCAGATACTGTACGTAATAGATTCCACTCGTTTTATTACGTACAAATAAGCGACATTTTTGTTTTTTCTGCCATTTTATACGTTCTTCGCCGTTGTGATTCTGAAGTATTTCGGCAATTTTGTTTTCTTTTTTGCGCTCCAAAACGAAGTCTAAAATTCGTGTGCGCAAAGTATCAATATCCTTTATTTGCCTGTTTTTTACTATTTTTGCAAGTGAATCCAGTTTTTCGTCTGAAATTTCCAT